CCGCTTGAGCGGACAATCTCTACTTCCCCTTCGTACTCACCCGCGTCTACATCAAGGTCGCCGACAGCCCACTCAACAATGCAAACTCCAGTTGCGGCGGTGGCTGGGTTAATGTAGGCAGCTCGCGAAAACAAAACCGCTGAAGAACCAGCCGCACGAAAGTGCAACGTTACTGTCGCCCCTGATAAATCAGAAGGCGTTCCAGTGTCTTCATCTGTAAGAGTCAACCGAAGCTGCGGGCCGGTATCGCCTTGAACTAATTTAATTTTTTCAGCCATGTATTACCTCATTTACGGGGGGCCATGCCAGTAGCCCCACTTAGTTCTGTCGCTAAGGCGGCTTTAAATGCTTCAAAATGCGCTACAGCGCGTTGAGCGTTAGCGGCGACTTCGCTGTCTTTGGTGAGCGCGCGGTATAAAACATAGTCAACCAGTGCATTGGCGTATGTGTCTGGGAGATCAATGTTTCCAGTTACCGATGTGTAAGTAGTTCCGGCTGCAGGCTCTGCCACGTCGGTCGGCAGGGCCGAATACACAATCTCCAGACTAGCGGCTGTATCAGCTGGCGGGTACACATAGAAAATCTGCGGATCGCGAGGATCGTACATGTAATGCAGAATGGTGTCTGACGCAGTAGACGTATACCAGTTGGGCTTCTGGGCGTCTAGAATAAAGCGAGTAGTCAACCGGACAACTCGACCTGATGTATTCCTGATAACCTCTACAAGCCGCGATACGCCCGCTGGTAGCGTTTGTTTGGCCCCGGTAGTAAGGGCCATAGTACCATTAGTAATAGTCGCGTCTGGGCGCAAAATAACGGCTTCGCGCTGCCCATCGTTAAGATAGCGGACAAGCTCGCTAGTGGCCCACCGAACGGCGGATGTGTCTTGTAGCGTAGTGGCTACGCGCTGAATAATTGACTGGGCTGTTATAGCCATGGTTTACCTCACACAAAGGGCCGTGGGGAGACTCGCATAGAACCGCGAACCATCCCGTAGTTACTCTCAACGCGAGAGGCGGTTATCTTTTTGGCAGCAGACAACGCAAGAGCAGCTGCTTGTGCTGGGTTTGTGAACGGCTGATCTGGAATCATCATCGCACGGGCGATGGCGGACTCGCAAATCGGGTCGATCCATAAGTTGTACAAATCGTTATCGAGCGATGTAGCATCACGCGCGGGGCGCAACGCGGCGATAATTTTTACTGGGTACACTGCATCAGGCGGAGGTGCAAGCCGCAGGACAAGTGTAGAGTCTACGCGATCCGTATAAAACCCGGTTGGTTTAGCAACAGCTGTTGGGAGATCGCTGCGAACTGTCTCCGTCATTACTGGGGCAAGTTCATCCCCATTCACATTAACGCTCATCACACGAGCAATAATATACTGGTTGGACGGCGGGTCTAGGTCGTACTCAATGGCACCGATGCGTGTATTAAAAGAGTCTAGGGTTTGCCGCAAGACGGGAGCGCTCTCGCAAAACTCAATGGCGGCGTCAAGCAGAACCTGATCTACTAAAGGCTCTGAACAGCCGGGTAAAAACGGCATGATCCGCGGATAGAAATCGCTCAGAGCTTTCATAGCGTACCTTACTCGTCGATATTAACGTTTAGGCCAGTAGCTGGCGCACGTGACACTTGCGCTGATTCTACAGGAGATGACCTAATTTTACGAGCTTTTGAGGCTTTTGCGTCATTTTCCGCAGCAACTTGGTTAGAGTGCAAGTCCGCAAGGGCTTTACCTTCGTCGGTAAATACTAACTCTGCGCCTTCGTAGCGACCGATAACAACAATCTTCCCGTCAATAGTGGCACGAACGCGGGCAGACAAAACTTCGCCACCAAGGCGATTCATTAGCTCTACAACAGTCATAGTTTCTCCAAAGGGTGAAGGGGGCCGCTAGGGCCCCCTCTTACTCAGCTATTAGCTAGCTGAACCGACCTGAGCAACCACGAGGGCTTCAGGCTTAACCACTTTGCGACCGTAGATAGCCAGACCGCGAACGATGTCGCCGAAGTCTGTCTGGTTACGCAAAGGCTCAGTCTTGTTGATGGTCATGGCAAAAGACGTTGCGGCCTTAGTACCAGCGATCATCGTACGACGTGCTTTAGCGTCAGTCACATTGCCACCAGTAGAAGTAGCGGACAAGCCAGCAACCAGCGCCTTACCAGCTTCGCCTTTTGGCAGCAAGTTAGACACATAGACGCTGAAGCGGTCCAACATACCGATCTTGCCGGTGCGGATGGTGCTTGAGTTGTCACCAGAGAAGTACGCCTGAGCGATGCTTGATTGCATCAACAGGTGACGGTCATAGGGAGACAGGATCAAGAAACGGCCATCTTCAGGAACGTTCTGCTCGTCCAGAGCCGTAGACATGCGAAGGATAGCCTTCAGCACGTTTTCAGGCGTAGCTTGGTCGATAGGAGCAGTGTCAGAGCCCAAGTTGTAGGCAGCAGAGATAGCACCAGCAGTCGCGCCTTCGTTAGCAGCGGCAGGGCCTTCGGTCACAAAGCTATTGAAAAACACTTCGTTTTCGATGGCGATCTTCAACTGCTTAGCGGCGTCTTCGGTGAACATGTTCATCAAGTTCATGTCAGACTGATAGGCCAACACGTCGTTGACTTGCACGCCAAAGTACTTGCCCTTGTTGACTTGCATGTCTTGGAAGCTAGGAACTGGCACTTCGTAAGACAAGTTCTGACCGACAGTGTAGTCAGAGATGCTGATTGAAGGAGCCAAACGGATACGGACGGTATCGCCTTGGTTCTTCAACTCGCCTTCGTAGTCAGTGTTAGTGACTTCTGACAGCATAGTGTTCTGATAGAACTTAGCCAACAACTTGCCTGACCACAGCGTGGGGATAAAGGCACCAGAGTATGAGGGGGTGGTGTCAAACGCACCAGAGCCCGTGACGGGATAAACAGCAGCCATTTTGGCCTCCTTAAAAATTTAGAACAGGTTGGTTAGACACCTGTATATGTTTTACGCGGTAACGCGGTTTTCCATATACGCAGCATCAATTTCAGCTTCAAGTTTCCTAGCCGCATCCAGTTCGCCTCGGCCACCCAAGTCCGCTGCCTTTTTAAACATCGCCTCAATCTGTTTTACAGAGTAGGTCTTGCCTTTAGGCTGGACAGGCGCAGCGTTAGTCGCACTACGGTTCGGTTGAATCTGACGTTCTAGCTCTTCGTTCGGACCCTTCGGTTGCGACACTGGGGCGTTGCTCTGTTTGAACAAGTCCACATAGTACGCTACCGCTTCGGCATCGCCTCGGTTAAACGCTTCTTGGGCAACAGTCATTCGAGGTGCTCGTAGCAACGGATCAACTTCATTCAACCACGAAATCCACTGGGGATCGGCGTTGATGGCGTCAAAATCCGGCACCATACGGTGCAGGCGCTGCTCAAAACTAGCTTCAGAAACCTGTGAACCGGTCTTTGTTAACTGCTCGCGCAGGACATCGTTATCGGCTCGCAACTTCTCAAGCTCCTCTTGGAACTCTTGGGCCACTTCGCGGGCAACCTTGCGTTGTACCTCAATAAGGTCTTCGCCAAAGGCTTGGACATCATCATCGGTGACCAGTTTCTTACGCTCTTTAGGCTTAGGAGCTTCCTCAGCTTTAGGTTTCTGCAGCTCATCCATCTGAGCTTTCAATTCCTTTAACTGGGCGTGCAATCTTGGGACTTCTGCATCGTACATCCCTTGCAGGGTACGGTACTTCTGTCTCCAAGTTTCCTCTTCCTTAGAGTCGGCTTCAACCGGTTTAGACGGTTCTACCTTCTGTTGTTCGTCGGTTGTAGGCTCTTCAGCTACGGGCGTGGGCTCTGTCGGCGTCTCTTCAGGCGGGTCTTCCGGTTCCTCCTTTGGAGGGGGTTCGTCTTTTGTCCCCTGATCTTTAGCCAACTGCGCTTCCAGCGCTTCCAAATCCTTTAACGTTTGCTCAACTTGTTTAGGCAATGCCATCTTAATTTCCCTTTTAGCTCCAACTCTGCTCTGGGCTCCTGCTGCGGTCTGCCGTTTGCATAATGGTTTGCTTCGGTTTCAAAAATACGGGTTATTTAACCCGCTCGACTATCTCTGACGATCGTTCGACCGCTTCGAGAAAATCTTGGAGGACTTCCGCGCGACCTTGCAGGCGGTGAATCATTACCTTGTCTTCTGCCATGACTAAAGCATTTTTCGCTTCGTCTAGCCTAGACCGGAATAATTCGATCAACGCTGCACTTTCCGGCTGCTTGCAGCGTAGTAACGCTTGCATGTGCTGCCTGTCAGGCTTTGGTCCAATAAAAATCCTCATGTGCTTAATTTTATAGCAACTTCACTCTATTATGTCAACTACTTACATACCATTCGGTCTTGGCGACATAAAGTTCCCTTCACGACCGCCTACTTGAGAACCATCGGGTAACATATTCTTAGGCTGCATTTGTGGGCCGGGCTGCCCGCCCTGCGCCATCTCGGCTTGACCCATAACCATTTGTAGTTGTTGTTGCAACTGCGCGATCATTTGCTGTTGCTGCTCCATCGTAGTAATCTGCTGTCGAGCAGGAACAATACGATCAACATTACCGTTTAAGTTACGAGCAGACTCGCGGAGCAATTCAGCTGCGCCGTTCATGCCAACAATCTGCTGGGCAACTGGGCTACTAAGAACCAGCTGCAAGAACTCATTACGGCGAATGGCTTCAGCTTCCTTAACAACTAAACTAGACGCGCCCCGTGCGACGATGTTTACATCGCCTATCAAATCAGGGTCATCGCTGTACCGCAAATTATCTTGGTACAACCGCTCAATAGCCGGAACAATTACGTTGTGGTCAATGTTGCTAATAACCTGTTTAATACCCTTACCGGCGTTGCTAATCAACATTGACAAGCCAGACGAAGTACGCCCCGCACCGGGTGTGTGCTCACCCGTCATATAACGAGGAATCATCGTGTCTTCATCAGCGCGGGCTGAGAACTTCTCAAACACTGTCAGTAATTCACCTGCATTACTGTTGGGCTGGAAGAACTGAATAGGCGCAGAACTATCACCATAATCAGATGCTTGGAACTGCCAAATCTTCCAAGGGTGCAGTGCAGTAATATCTTCGCCAGCTGGCAAGCGAGAAACGTTTACACCGACCTGCGGGCCTGATGAGATGCCCATGTTGTTTGCTAAAGCGCGAGCGGTAGCGTTGACCATAGCCTGAGAGTCTCGGCACAAATCAGTAACGCCTTTACCCTCAACTGCGCCGGGTAACTGCTCGTAGGAAGTCAAATAATACGGCTTGCGGCCCAGTGGGTCGTAGTTCAGCACGGCGCGAATAACCGTACCGCCAATCAGCCAAACTTCGCAGGGGTAAGTCATGGCTGGGTCTGGAATATCTTTTTCAGACAGGCCCCACTCAAGCAAGTACTTACCCTGTACTGAATCCCACAACTGAATCGCGTCGATTAGATCATCAGTAACAGTTGCGTCGGTCGTGTTTTTGCCTTCAGCTTCAGCCTTTGCAGTATCGCTCCACAACCATTCTTTCAAGCCACCGCCAGTAAATTCGTCTAGTACTGTGCGGATTGCGTCGTTGTTGTACCCCGGGACGTCGATCAAAGCCTGCAAATCTTCCGGTGTCATGCGGTGACGCTCGATTACAAACCCGTCGTTAATATCCCAAGCCCAAGGAGCCCAGTACAACATAAACGGATCGACACGTTCCCACTCGTTACGGATGACCTGTTTGGGGACCAGCTTTCCGTTCTGCCAAGCCATGGTCTTACGGCGGCGTTTGATAGGGCCCTTAAGCGCCGCGAACGGAAATGTCACGATGTCATCAAGGAACTCGTTAAACGCCTTAGCCCAGCCGCCTTCTAGCAACTGATCTTCCATGCGTTTCTCCATCCGCTTTACACGCTCGGTTGCTTCTTCTTGCAACGCGTGTTGCGCACGGTCTTTCATCTCGATAGCAATCTTGCGAAGTTGCTCTTCGCTAGGCATGGGCAAACCCTGCTGCATAGCAGCTAACAGTTCCTGCTCCATCTGAGCCTGCAAGGACTGCAACACCTCCGGTGGCATATCCGCAATAGGTGATGGGTCTACTGCCCACGGTTTGTCCGAGCCGTTCCCCAGCAGTGTGTCGCGCAACCAGCTAGTAGCAGCACGGCACTTAACTGATGTTAGGTTAATAAAGATGTCAGAGCCACCCTGCTCCATAATTTCAGCTAATTTATCAGGGTCGTACTCGCCATTGCGTTGACGCAAACACTGAAGCATGCGTTCTTCTAAATCGCGCTTACCTGTTTTAGCAATATCCCAGCGTTTGCGCACATGCGCTGCTAGGCCTTGGATAATGGGTTGGTTCTGAAGCTCGTCGCTTCGACGTTTAGCTTCTGCTTGCGCGTCAAGTTGTGTCGCTGTGACAATAGGAAAAAGGGCGATGCCACTCGTTGCCATAGATGTTCCTTAGATTACAGTTCGTGCCACAGGGCTTTAATCAACCCGCTAGACGCTGAGTTGTCTGTGTTTGTCACGCGAATATAGTACGTACCAGCGGGGAAGCCGATTTGGAAGTTCTCTCCAACGGATACTCCAACTGACTGGTTAACATTATCGCCTGTATTTACTAAAAACAGGTCAAGTGTCGTGCCGCCAGTAACCGTGCCGCCGGACTGAACCGTTGTAGTAGACGCTCTAGGTGCAGCAGTGCTCATAGTGTTAACAGGAAATACAGGCACGGATTGACTAAATGTACCGCCTTCAGTGCCGCCACTTACGATCTCAACTCGCGCAGTACCGGCCATCACCTTGATAATGAATGACTCCATTACGGTATCGCCAGTAATAACTACTTTTACCACCTCAGTCCCGAGCGACGGAACTGAATACTCGTGGAACATAAAGTAGTGCTTGTTATCGGGAGGAGATATGTTTCCAGCGTCAACAAAAAGACGACCGTGCAGGCCGTGAACCTGCTCGAAGAAACCTGAAACCGGGTTCAGGTAGTTGGTCGTCATGTGACTCATAGCGGTGTCCTACCGTAAATATACTAGAATTGTACTCTTTGCAGCCGTCGGGTCAAGTATAAGCATACTTTTTGGCTTTTTTGATCTCTCGCCGCCCAGTATTTAAAAGCCCAACCCCGCGAATGTTCATATCAATCACGGCATCGGCGTACTGGTTTGCGTCATGCACGTGTGAAAACTTGTTCTTGTCCGGCTTATCCTCAGTCTCTCCATTTCGCTTAATTTTATAGCGGTATCCTGACTTAAATCCTTGAACTAACATAGTACACCCCGGGTCAACAAGATACATCGCTTTGCCTTCGAGCTGCTGGTTCAACAAACGCTCAACCGCTTGAATACGTAGCTCCGGCATGTTGGTAGGGGGCCTAACGCACTTATACCCTTCATTCTTCAAGACATCAACTAGGGACATTTCGTTCTGTTGCTGTTTCGCAAACCCCGCAGGATCAGGCGCGCAGACGAAAGTACACCCTCCCATATTGTTGGCGATAAACGGGTTGAGCCTCGTACGGACAAAAGTCTCGATGCCCATATTCTCCGATGTTAGCTCTGCTAGTGTCAACACCCGCCCTCTAGGGTCTCGTTGTTTAAACACAGCAGCAGGCGTTCGCCCAAAGTCGATGCCAATAACAACGGGGTAGTCCGCCGAGCGAATAACTTTCAGCGGCCCCTCAGAGATGTGGAAGTCAGGCACAAAAGTTTTCTCGTACACCGGAGTCCCTGAAAGTGAGCGACC